TATGGACTTTGTTAACCAACGCAATATGACACGGGACGAAATTTTAAGCATATTTAAAGTGCCAAAAACCATTGTGGCCATTACTGATGATGTTAACCGTGCCAATGCTGAAACAAGCGACTTTGTGTTTATGGCTCGTGTTGTTAAACCACGCATTAACCTTATATTTGAAAAATTAAATGCTTTTTTGTTGCCATTATTTAGCGATACCCAACTTTTTGAGTTAGTGCCTGATGAGTGTGTGCCAACCAACAAGGAAGCCGACTTAAATTATGACAAAGCGGCAGTTAATGTTTGGGAAACTGTAAATGAGGTGCGACAACGCCAAGGGTTAGAGCCAATTGACGGGGGCGATGAATTAAACCCACCACAAGCATCACCGTTTGGCTTGGGTTTTAATAATGGGCATAGCAAAACCCACAAAAAAATGCTTATAACAAAAAGTGCCAAAGATAGACGCTATTTGTTAGCCAAAAAAAGATTATTAGCCAAAGGCCGCATTGATTTACAAAATGCTATTAAACAACAAATTGCAATTTTAGTTAAAGACATTGGCAAAAAAGATTTAGCCCGTTTGCGTGTTAAAGGTGTGGAAGATAATTTGCAAGACATAATGGGTAATACTGAAAAATGGCAAACACTAACTGGCGAAATTATATTGGACAAAAACACCAATGCTTTTAAACAGTCTGTTGCTTTGGTTGCCGAGTATTATGATTTAATTGAAGAATTTGATTTGGAAAAATCGGGCGCACTTGCCATATTAAAAGACAGGGCAAAAGCCAGCGCATTAAGTGTGCGTGAAACTTTATTGCAGAAAGCCCGTGCCATTATTGAAGACAAAATTGCAGGTGGCGAAACAACCTTGCGTGAAATAAGGGACGCAGTGGCAGACGGCATTGACGGTGTTGGTTTAGCCAGTGCCGAAAGAATTGCCCGCACTGAAATGGCCTTTGCTTACAACGAGGGTGCGGTTGCTGATATGGAAGCCAGCGGCTTTGTTAAACAAGTTAAATGGATATTGGGCGATGATGCTTGCGACCTTTGCCAGCATTTAAGTGAAGACAATAACGGTATTTTTACTTTGGGCGAAGAACCTGAAATACCCATTCATCCAAACTGCGAATGCGACCTTGTTCCATATTGGGACTAATTAAAAAAGAAAAATAAAACTGTATAATAATTTTATGACAGCAAAATCAAAAGTTCTTTATATCACTGGCGCAAAAGGTGTAATTGATGAAACCAAACAAAGTTTAATTGGCGTTGTCGGTTCTACTGGCGTGATTGATAGACAAGGTGAAAGCGTTAACCCAATGGGGTGGCAAGTTGACAATTTTGTCAAAAACCCCGTTATTATGTATGGCCACAATTACAGTTCTTTGCCAATTGGCAAGGCAGACCGTGTTTATATTGAGGGCGGTAAATTACTTTTTGATATTACTTTTGCTGATACTGAAATGGGCAAGGAAGTGTTTAACCTTTTTAAAGGTGGCTTTTTAAGTGCATTTTCTGTTGGCTTTATTCCAAAGAAATGGGGCGTTAGTGGTGTTGATACTTTTGACATTATGGAACAAGAACTTTTGGAATTATCCGCCGTGCCAGTTCCAGCAAACCCCGAAGCATTAAGTTATTTAAAATCTAATGCACCTGTATTTTCAAAATCATTTTTAAAAGAAGAAGAAGCACCAGCCGCACCAGTGGAAACACCAGTTGTGGAAGTGCCACCAGTTGAAACACCAGTTGAAGAATTACCAGCCGAGCCAGTTGTTGAAGAAAAGGCAGGCCGTGTATTAAGCAAAGCCAATGAAGAATTATTGCGCAATGTTTATGCTAGCGTTGGTGCTTTACTTGAACAATTAGACAAGGGTAAAAGCGAAGAAGAACCAGTCGCCGAAATACCATCAATTGAAACACCCGCCGAAGTTGTGCCACCAGTTGAAACAGTGGAAACAACCGAGGAAAAACCAGCAGATGAAAATTTGCCTGAAAAAAATAATGAAGAAACGAGTAAACTATTAACAGAAATAGCAAACGGTTATAAAAAACCAAATGTTAATGACATTGATTTTTTACTAAAAGATTTCAAATGCCAATTGGGCAAAGAAATACCCGACATTAAATAACTATTTTTATTTATTATTATTTAACTATAAAAAAATGAACGAAGAAACTAAAAAACTTCTTGATGAAGTTAAAAGCGCAATTTCCGCTGAGCTTTTTGAAAAATTAAAAGCCGAAATTAGTTTGAAGAAAGACATTTTTGGTGGTGCTGGTGCTGATGTTGCAAAACAGGCCGAAGCTAAACAAAAGTGTGCTGATTTTATTAAAGCTGCATACAATGGCGACCAAGCCCAAATGAAAGCACTATCCGAAGGGACTGGCGCTGACGGTGGTTTTGTTGTGCCAGAGTATTTTGCATCTGAAATTGTCCGTGTTATTGGACAATACGGTGTTGCTAGAAAGAACGCCCGAATTTGGAATGTTACTGGTTACAAAACCAATATCCCAACCATTTCAAATGTTACTGCTTACCGTGTTGGTGAAAAATCAACCATCACAACCAGCCAACCAACTTTTAGCCGAACCATTTTGACACTCCAAACCGTTGCTGCAATGATACCTATGAGCAATGAATTACTAAAAGATGCCAACATTAACACTGTTGACCAATTAGTTAATTTATCTGCCGAAGCTTTTGGTAAACTTGAAGACCAATGGGCATTTTTAGGTTTAGCAGGTGGCGAGGGTATTTTCCAAAATACTTCCGTTCCTTGTTACACCCTTGGAAGTGGTAAAGATGCTTACGAAGATGTTGATTTTGACGATTTGTTAGAAGTAATGAACAAAATTGACGAAGGTGCTTTAAACGGTGCTAAGTGGTATATGTCATTTTCTGAATTCAACGCTTTAAGAAAGAAAAGATATGCCAGTGGAACTGCCAGCTATATTTTGCAAGACCCAAGTGCAGGTATGCCAGCAACCATTTGGAATTTCCCAGTTGAATTTGTTAGCGTAATGCCAAAAACTTCCGATGAAACCCAAGCTGCTAAAAAATTCTTAACCTTTGCAAACCTTGCCTATATGATTATCGGCGACAGCAAAGATTACGAAGTTGTTGTTAGCAAGGAAGCTACCATTTTGGATACTGACGGCAGCACAACCATAAACTTATTTGCACAAAATATGTCTGCGGTGCGTGTGCTTGAAAGAATTGATATTCAATTATCCGAAGCAACCAAAGCGTTCGCCACTTGTAAAACTGCAACATCATAACTTGCAGCCAACCAATAGTAATTTAAACCCCTTGCTTAATGCAGGGGGTTTTTGGTTAGTGTAGTATTAAATAAGGCGGGGCGGTTTAACTTAGTTGTTAGACTGCCTCGTTTTTTTATCCACAGGGTTGTTGATAAGTGGAAAACCCCCAAAATTATGTATAATTTTTTTATATGAAAATTGCAGTAATAATGGCCAGTAGAGGTTTGGTGTTTAGCAAGACAATGGAAACGGTTTTTGACAATATAAACGATAATTTGGTGGGCAATACTTTTAAATTATTTATGGCACACGATTTGCCAATACCCGATTGCTTTAATGTGCCATTGCTTGATGCGTTGGCAAGTAAACCCGATGTGGTTTGGTTTGTTGAAGAAGATATGGTAATTGGCCAAGGCACATTGGCAGCAATGCTAAAAGAATTTAACAACGGTTATAAATTTATAACGGGCGAGTATGTTGACAGGCGCACGGGCGCAAACTTAATTTGCCGAAATGAAAAAGGCGTGGTTATTTATACGGGTATGGGTTGTTTGTTAATTGATGTAAAAATATTTGACAAATTGCCACAACCATATTTGCAACAAAAGTGCTTTGTTAAAGTCAAGACAGCCCACGGGAACGATTATAAAATGATAAAAGGCAAAGTTAGCTGGTATGGCACACAAGACGCATACCTGTCGTGTATGGTGCGCAAATTAGGGTATGAAATAAAGGTTGTTAAAACTAAAATTGGCCACCTGCAATTATTGGAAAAAGGCAAAGACGAAAAGAACGCAGGGCAACACAAAATAAAGGAATTTAATTTAGCCGATTGCAAGGCCGAAAATAAGATGCTTGACACAATAGGTTTTTGGTTTCATACTGATAATAATATGTTAGTAAAAGTAAATCACACTGGCGGTTGTATGGGCTATAACTACACCAAAGACCAACCAATTAACTTGCCCGAAGAAGTAATTGGCGCTATTGGTGCAGACAATGTTACAGCGGTTGCAGAACCAAAGAAACATTTTAAGCCAACACACAACACAGCTATCAAACCAAAAACAGTAAAGCAAAAATAATCTACCGTTAAAACTGTATAATTGTTTTATGGCAGACCAAAATACTTTATTGATAACAGGTGCATTTAGCGGCGTAACCGACACAACGGTTGCCGCTTTTATTGGTAAAACATTAACTACCCCCGAAAAAAGTTTAATTGCAACTTTGGTTGCAGCGGTTGAGGGTTATATTGCTAACCAATGCCAAAGGAATTTAAAAGACTTGGGCAATACCGACAGTTATTTTGATGTGGTTGATGCAGGGTGCGAAAAGTATTACACCAAGGCTTACCCAATAAAAGAAATTAGAAAAATTGAAGTTGACGGCGTGGCAGTTTATACCAAGGGCGGCTCAACCAACCAATTAACCTTGGGCAGAGATTTTATTGTTTACCCTGACAAAATTGTTTTTAATTACCCCACTACTTCCAGCATTGATAACAGGCAAGCAATGAAAATTTATTATGCTATTGAAAACATTGTTGGCCAAGACTTATTTTTGGCAGTGCAACAATGGGTTGCCGATTTGTTTCTTAACCGTGAATTTGCGGGTAAAACAACTTCAAGCATTTCAAGTGCTGGCATTAACTTAAACTTTGAAGCAGGCACTATACCAACCTATGTAAAGCAGGTTATTAGTGTTTACAGAAAAGTTTTAGTATGATAAATAATTGCATTGTTACTATTAAAAAATTTGGCGGCACTTCCACAGATAAAAAAATGTCTTCTTTGGTTACTGACTTGCGGGCTTTAATATTACCAGCAGGCACAGAAGTTTTGGCAATGTATCCCGACTTACCAATTGGCCAAAGTTTTAGTTTTGTTTTTATTAACGATGCAATTACCAGTTTGCCGCCCGAAAGTGAGATAACCGTTATCGATGCAATGGGTAGTGAATTAACGGCCAACGATGTTTTTATAACTAACGGCGACACACGCAAAAACAAACTAGCAGGCCAAATCTATTGGAGTGGTGTTTGCGTGCGAAAGGACGCATAAAATGGCAAATGAAAATTTAAGTGTTGAATTACAGGGCTTTGATGAAGTTGCCAAAAAATTTGCTGGTAGTAAAAGTGTAATTGAGGGCGCACAAAAAAAGATGTTGGAATTAGCCACAATGATTGCTTGGGGAAAAGCCAAGGAATTAACCCCCGTTGATAAAAGCACCTTGCGTGGTAGTTTGGAAAAAAAGGTTGACAGCCAAGGCGGCAAGGTTTTTACAGCAATGAAATATGCAGCGTTCCAAGAATACGGCACAGGTGTTTACAGTATCCACCCAAGCGCCCCGCACTCGCCAATAACCCCAAAGCGTGCCAAGTTTTTGGCGTGGAAAGGCAAGGACGGTATTTGGCACAGAGCCAAAAGCGTGCTTGGTGTTAAGCCCCGACAATTTATGGCAGGTGGTTTAAAAGAAGTGCAGGCAAGGGCAAAACAAATAATAAATGAAGGAAAAGCATTTATTGGTTATAATTTATTTAGAATAAAATAATATGACAACAACAACTTACAACCAAATTGCAACGGCGCTTGATAACTTATTGGCAAATGTGCCAAATGTTAAGGGGCATTTTGCATACGAGCCACAGCAAATGACGGTTTACCCCGCCACCACTATTTTGCCAATTGGCCACAGGGACGAATTTAAAACCTTGCGTGATACTAAAAGGGAATACACTTTTAACATCAGAATTTGGGGAAAAATGGAAGAAACCCGCACCGATACCCAAACAACCGTGCGTGAATTAGCCGATGCCGTTATAAACACCATTACCAATCAAGCCAATATGTCATTGGGCGGGTTAGTTGAGTGGAGTAATTTAACCGAGGGTAAATTTGTTTTTGTGCAAAAGGGTGGCAGTTTTTATGTTTGTGAATTAACCTATAAAGCCATAGTAACTTTTAACCGTGGTTAAAAATAGTTTGCAAAACTGTATAATTGAAATATGAACAAATACAAATACACTGGAACAATTGAAATTGAATTGCAGGGCGTTGGTATTGTTGCACCTGACCAAGTAATAGAAACAAAAGCGGTTATTAACCACCCGTTATTTGAAGTGGTAAAAGAAAAACCCGCAAAAAAATAATAATTATCAATTTATTTGTATAATAATTTTATGGAAGGAATATTTAATCAAATCTCAATCGCCAAGGAAACAACCTATGGCACACCAGCTACTCCAATTTTATCTGTTCCAGTTAACGCAAGTGCTGGCATACAAATTGACCAAGCTGAAATTGGCATTGAAAGCATAAAAGGCACTGCACCAAAAAACAAATCATTTTTTAAAGGCAAACAAACTTTAAGTGGTGGTTTTGAAATGGG